TTGTGGATACACTTTTTTAAAGTCCATTAAAAAATCAATGGTTTCTCTAAAATTAAATCTTTCATTAGTAGGATTGCGGTCAATGAAGACGTGATACTCATCGTTATGTCTATAAACAGAACCAGACACAACAGCGGTATAGTCAGCTTTATCATTTTTACTAATAGCCAAATCAACTCCAGCCGCTCTGAATTGAAAATATGGTTCCCAGCCAGTGGGAATATCGTCATACCATCTAATATCTTCATAACGAACCAGCTGATCTTCATCGGCTACTACCTTCAGCAGATACTCACGTGCCCAAATTCGATCATCGGCAATCTTAGCTTTTTCCTGATTAATACTTTCTAGTGTGGGATACATTTCCGGCCAAGCAATTTGACCATCATCATTAATCATTGGAACAAATAATTCTCTTCCATTTAAGTTCTTTGCTCTGATTGACTCTCTTAAATTTGCTAAAAGTGAATTGGGATGCAAATAGTTACCAATCATAATAATCTTGGTATTTTTATCTCCCAAAGGGGCAATCTCACTACTGTAAAGTTCTTGCATCCTTTTTCTACCTTCTTTAGTTTTAACTGAAGATGAGTCTTCCATATCATCACAAACAATAAAATCTGGTCGGTGTTGTTTGTAGCGAACTCCACGAATGCTTTGATCAATAGAAACAGCAGAAATTTTGGCTCCATAAATCGAGAACTCTAATGACATTGAGTTCCAAGTATTATTAGTTTCTTTAAATGGACCCAGATCACTTCTGAGCAACTCATTCACTTCAAGCTCTGCCTTGATGCTAGCCATATGGGATCGAGCCTGTTCTTGAGTCTGACAAACAATCAGCACATGTTTCTTAGCTTGAACTCCCATGATCATCCATAACGGAGCAATGGTTGTAAGCAGGGTTGATTTACCCGATCCTCTAAATGTAATTGCTACAGCAAAAGGACATTTCTCGTCTTCAGCAATTTGAAGCATGTCATATTGGAACTGAGCAAAACCACAGCTGAAGTAGTGTGGGAAGTAGATAGTAGAAAAATATAAAATACTTTCCCTTGTTAAGTTGGCTCTCATGTTTTGATCAGAAACTATAGTTTCTAATAGTTTTTCATTGATTAATTTATTTTTCATTTGATTTTCCTTTCATAATTAGTGAGGCATGTTTTAAAGCCTCTTGAATAAGTTCTTGTTGCTCCGAAGTGAGCGTTCCATCTTTTACTTTTGTGGTTACCTCAATTTTATTGCTGTAAGCAGAGTGGCGATGATTAAGCCAATAGAAAATAGCAGAGATATTGCGATCACGAATGGCTGATAATAATTGACTCTCTGCCATGTCATTTACTAGAGAAACACCTTCTACCAGAGCTTGATCTGCCTCTTTGGCGAATTCTTTATCTTCTTCCTTCCACCTATAAAATGTAGATCGTGCAATGCCTGTTTTCTCACAGGCTATTTGCACCACAGGAGTTTTCTTCAGCTGGTCGATCATCAACTGTCTATTTTGTTGAGTTCTATCTTGAAGATCATTTGACATGAGAATCCTTTCTGACACTAGCTTTAAATCCAGTGAGTTTCTCCCAGCGATTCACAATTACTTGACAGTATTCGGGCTCCAACTCAATTCCTATACACTTACGAAGCGTCTGATGAGCCGCCAATAGAGTTGTGCCACTACCTAAGAATGGGTCGTAGACTGTTTCTTCAATCTGCGTGCTATTTAGAATTAGCCTACGAATAAGAGAGATCGGCTTCATAGTGGCGTGATATTTACTCTTTTGTGGTTTAGGTGCATAGAGAACAGACTTATCCTGAGCCTTGTAAAACTTGTGAGTGCCAAACCAGCCAAAAGCTATTAATTCATGAGCAGGTAAATAATCCAATCTTGCCATAGTTGATTGGTTCTTCACCCACACCAACAACTGAGAGAACTTAAATCCAGACTGGATCATAGCTTCCCGTAGAGCGAAGATCATTTTGTCTGAGTTCCAACAATAGATTGAATTCTTCTTGGCTAGAGATGGTTTGACCGTTTCTAACCAGTCTTTAGTGAATTGAATATACTCTTTGTCAGACTGAAGATGGTCATTTACTAGTGGTTTATGAGCTGTGGGGTTCATAGATGACTGAGCTATTGTCACGCCATACGGAGGATCCGTTTGGATAGAATGAATAGTGTTTTCTCCAATCACTTTTTTTACAAACTCTGTATCTGTGCTACTTCCACATCCCAAAGTGTGCTCACCAAGTTGAAGGATCATGCCTTGTGTTATTTGCATAAGATTGCCTCCTTACCAGTTAAGTCTTTAAATCTTTGAACAATGACCTCGCAAAAAATTGGATCAATTTCCATTAAAAATGCTTGCCTATTCATTTGCTCACAAGCTACCAATGTTGAACCAGATCCACCAAATAAATCCAAGATCTTATCTTTGGATTTGCTACATCGCCTAAGAGGTTTTTCATGAAGTGTGACTGGCTTTTCAGTGGGTGTTAAATAACTTTGACCAGCTATTCTTTTAGCTAGCCAAATATCAAAAATATCCATAATGTCTGAGTGAGAACGATTGCCAGTAGATATTTCATTATTGAAAATTTCACTAAGTTTGGTTTCATTACTATTTAGATATGGATTCCCAAGTATTCCGTAAGTACACGGTTCGTATGACTTATTGAAACTTACATTAGGAGTAGGATTAAATGAATTCTTAACCCACAAACACACTCGTTGATTTTTTATCCCAAGTTTTTTATACAACTGTTGGATCAACCAAATATAAGATTGGTCAGAATAATAAAAAAAGTGAGCATCTTTTTTCACAACAGATACTGCGTTTTTAAGAGTGTTTTCTAAAAATATGCTGTACTCTTCATCTGACTTATTATCTTTAACTTTAGTACCTCCGTACTTTCCCTTGGTACCAACGCCTTTGTCATAGCTTAAATTTATGTTGTAGATAGGGTCCGAATAGACAACATCTATTTTATTTTTCCCAACTAACTTTTGAACGTCTTCTAATTTTGTGGAGTCGCCACACAAAAGAAAATGCTGACCTAGTTGAAACAAGTCGCCAGTTTTAATATCAGTCGTCTTAATTTTGGCTACTGCTTTTTGAGAATCAAATTGATCGTCCTCGGTTGAAAATTGTTCATCCCAAATTTGACTTAAATCCTGTTCATCAAATCCCACATCTAAGAGCAGAGATACATCGAATGTCTTTAGTAAGTCATAATCCCAAGAGCCTCCATTGACATTAAGTCTCAAGTTTAATTCTTTCTCTTTTTCTAAAGAAAGATCTAGATAAACAACAGGAACAGTTTTATAACCTATTTTTTTGGCTACTGTGTATCTTGCATGACCACCAACAATGATGTTTTTTCTTTCTAAAGAAGAATTTACTATCAAGGGATCTACTAAGGAGAATCTTTTTATACTCTCCGTGAGATCCTGTTCTTGCTTATCAGAAAGTTTCCTCGGATTATAGATCGAGGGATTGAGTAGATTGATATCTACCTCTGTTATTTTTATGTTAGGCATGTGGCCCCTTCTATCTTGAGGCCAACAAAAAAGCTGACACAAGATAATTAACCGTAAATTGGTTGACTATCTTGTATCAGCTGAGCTGATTTGCTTACTGGTCAAAGTAAGCGGTATCTTTAAAATTTACTTTTATACTAAACATAAGACTATCACTAGAAAATTAAGCTGTCAATAATGACGAGTATTGATATAGAAGCACATCAATACGCACATTGATAACCCAAAGTAAGCAGTTTCGAGCTATAATGGAACATACCAAATTTGCAATTTTTGAAAAATACCAGATGGAAAAAATTACTTTATCAAAATTAGAACAATATCTCTCCAAAGCAGCTTGGATTCTTAAAGGTCCAGTAGATGCAGCAGACTTCAAAGCATATATTTTCCCACTTCTTTTTTTTAAACGTATTTCTGATGTTTATGATGAAGAATATAAGATAGCATTGGATGAATCTGGCGGTGATGAAGAGTATGCTAATTTACCAGAGTTCCATAGATTTACTATTCCTGAAGGATGTCATTGGAAAGATGTTCGTGAGACTACTTCTAATGTCGGTCAAAAACTTCAATATGCCTTTCGTGAAATTGAGAAAGCCAACCAAAAACATTTGTTTGGTATTTTTGGGGATACTCAATGGAGTAATAAAGAAAAGTTGAGTGATGAATTACTTCTTAATTTATTAGAACATTTTTCTCAATATAATTTAGCAAATTCAAATGTTAATCCAGACATGCTTGGGCAATCTTATGAGTATCTCATCAAACATTTTGCTGATATCACTAATAAAAAGGCTGGTGAATTTTATACTCCACGTACAGTTGTAAAACTAATGGCTCAAATCCTTGATCCAAAAGAAGGCGATCGAATTTATGATCCAGCTTGTGGTACTGGAGGAATGTTACTTGAAGCTGTATCTCATGTTGAAAAAGAAAATAAAGATGCTCGTACTTTAAAACTTTATGGTCAAGAGAAAAATCTAACAACATCCGCCATTGCAAGAATGAACATGTTTTTACATGGCATTGAAGATTTCTCAATTGTTCGCGGTGATACTTTAAAAAATCCTGCTTTCTTTGACGGTGATAAGTTAGCAGTATTTAATTGTGTAGTTGCCAATCCACCTTTCTCTTTAAAAAAATGGGGTTCAAAAAGTTGGGAATCAGATCCATATGGTAGAAACCAATATGGATTGCCTTCAGACTCGAATGGAGATTTTGCCTGGGTTCAACACATGATTGCTTCAATGGATCCAATTACTGGCAGAATGGCAGTAGTTCTTCCTCATGGAGTACTTTTTAGAAAAGGTCAGGAAGGAAAAATTAGAGAAGCAATTCTTAAAGATGATTTACTGGAAGCCGTTATTGGCTTAGGAGATAATATTTTTTATGGAACTTCACTTGCCGCCTGTATTTTAGTTTTTAGAAAACAAAAACCACTTAACCGAAAAAGCAAAGTTTTATTTATTGATGCCAATTACCAAGTGCGTGTAGGACGAGCTCAAAATTATTTAGAAAAAGAACATATAGAAACAATTTTTAACTGGTATTTAAATTTTGAAGAGGTTGAAAACTACGTCCACATTGCAGACCAAAAAGAAATATCAGAAAATGACTTTAATTTAAATATTCCGCTATATGTCGAGAAAGAAATTGAAGATAATTTACCTTCTTTAGAAGAAGCGAAACTTGTTGTAAAAAATTCAGCAAATGAAGTTTGGGAAGCTGAAGAAGAATTTAAACAGCAGTTAAAGAAATTTGATTTAATATGATGACACAAAACCAACTAGAAAATTATCTTTGGGGAGCAGCTACTTTGCTTCGTGGCGTTATTGATGCTGGAGATTACAAACAATATATTTTCCCTCTCATTTTTTATAAAAGAATTTGTGATGTTTATGATGAGGAATATCAAGAAGCTCTTGAAGATTCAGGTAATGATTTAGAGTTTGCTACATTTGCCGAAAATCATCGCTTCGTTGTACCAAAAGAATTTCACTGGAGTAAGGTACGAGAAGTAACTTCAAGTGTAGGCATGGCTTTACAAAAAGCTATGCAAGAAATTGAAAAAGCTAATCCAGATGTCCTCTATGGAATTTTTGGTGATGCTCAATGGACTAATAAGCAACGTCTATCAGATGAAATTTTGCTTGATCTTATTGAACATTTTTCTAGCGAAAAACTTACTATTGAGAATGTCCCTGATGATAAGTTGGGTGATGCTTATGAATATCTAATTAAAAAATTTGCTGATGATAGTGGTCACACTGCAGCAGAGTTCTATACCAATCGCACAGTAGTGCAACTAATGACTCAACTCATGAATCCTCAACCAGGAGAAAGTGTCTATGATCCTACATGTGGTTCTGGAGGATTACTTCTAAATTGCGCACTAGAATTAAAAAGACAAGGCAAAGAATATCGCACTCTTAAATTATTTGGTCAGGAAATAAATTTAATGACTTCTTCTATTGCTAGAATGAACATGTTTTTGCATGGAATTGAGGACTTCTCCATTAAACGAGGAGATACTCTTAAGGAGCCACTTTTTGTCGAAAATGATAGATTAAAAAAATTTAATGTAATTTTAGCTAATCCACCTTACTCTATTAAACGATGGGATCGTAAGATGTTTGAGAGTGATCCTTATGGAAGAAATACATTAGGAACACCTCCACAGGGTTGTGCTGATTATGCTTTCCAGCAACATATTATTCAAAGTTTAGATAGAGAAAATGGAAGATCAGTGGTTCTTTGGCCTCATGGAGTTTTATTCCGAGATCAAGAAAAAGACATGCGAAAGAAGCTTATTGAAATGGATTTAGTTGAAGCTGTCATAGGTCTTGGTCCAAATCTTTTTTACAACTCACCAATGGAATCATGTTTATTAATTTGCAGAACAAACAAAAAACCTAATCAAAGAAATAAAATTTTATTTATTAATGCAGTAAATGATGTTAAAGCTGAAACTGGAACAAGCTATCTTAAAGATGAACATATTGAGAAGGTCAGCAATGCGTTTCATAACTATGAAGATGTTGATGGATTTGCAAAAGTTGTAAAAAATGAAGATATTGAATTGCAAAAACACAACTTAAACATCTCTCTTTATGTCTCTGGTAGAACAAATAATAATAAAGAAAGCTTTGATACTGATCTATTGCCATTAATTCAGGATTGGAGCAAATCATCAATTAAGCTTAAAAACAGTATTAAAGAATTAATTCATGAATAAACAACTTTTTAACAAAAACCACTGGAAAAAGTTCAATTTTGGCGACATTGTTCAAGAAGTAAGAATCGCTGAGCACAATCCAATTGAAAATGGTATTAAAAGATACATTGGACTTGAGCATATTGATTCAGAAGATTTACATATAAAATCTTGGGGAAATATAAAAGATGGGACAACTTTTTCTAGAAAATTTATAAAGGGACAATTGCTTTTTGGAAGAAGAAGAGCTTATCTCAAAAAAGCTGCGATTGCAGACTTTGATGGGATTTGTTCAGGAGACATTTTAGTCTTTGAAGCAATCAAAGGTAAATTAATACCAGAATTGTTACCATTTATAGTTCAGAATGACAGGTTCTTTAATTTTGCTGTAGATGCATCTGCTGGATCGTTATCACCAAGAGTAAAGTTTAAAGATTTGGCAAAATTTAAACTTACTTTACCCACTTCTTTAGATGAACAAAAAGAGTTAGCCGATTTATTGTGGGCCGGGGATAAATTGGTGAAAAAATATAATAATCTACTGAATAGATCTCAAAATCACATTGATGTTGCAATTTCCAATAAAATGATGAACCTTCCAGAAAATTTTCAAAAGGTTTCTGAATTATTATTAGAAAATCCAATGTATGGTGCTAGTAATAAAGCTGCACCTTACATTAATAATCAGTCAAGATATGTCAGAATCACTGATATTGATGACAATGGAAAATTAAAAAACGATACGAAAGTTTCAATGGATAACTACGATAGTAAATATGAGTTAAAACAAAATGACATATTACTTGTAAGAACAGCTGAACCAGGAAAATCGTTCATATATAAATCTTCAATGGGAAAATGTGTATATGCTGGTTACTTAATTAAATTTGTTTTTGATTCTAAAAAAATATTTCCTGACTACTTTTATATATTTACCAAAACAAATTTATATCGGAGACAAATATTAAGACGACAAAAAAAGGGTACTCTCTCAAACATTAACTCATCTCAATTTCAATCAATTAGATTAAACGTTCCTAACAAAGCTGAGCAAGAGGAAGTTATTAACCTATATTCTCAACTAACAAATAATATTAATGACATTAATAAAATGATAGGTATAACTAGATCTCTTATCAAAAACATTACAAATGGGATATTTTAATGGATAATAACGATAATCAATTTCAAAAAATATTTTTACCTTCTGATGAATCTAGAATAATAGATGCAACAAAAGATAACACTTTGACAAAAGGAAATTTTTCTGGAGGAAAATACTTTAGTATTCAATTCAGTGATGAAATAGGAGAATGGCAGATTTCACCAAAGATTAAATTAACTTTTTCTTTCATACCAGATAAGAATGATATTTCATACGTAAAAATTCAAAAACTTAAGAAGGTGTCAAATGAGTGGATTGAGCAAGAGTGCTTGAAACTTTCTAGCTTCGGCTTTAAACACATAGGAACACTTCTTAATTTTATAAGTAATGATCTAGACCTTAAAAGCGTTACTAATAAAAAATTAACAATTGCTGAAAATACAATAGATATTGATACTGAAACAATAAAAAAAATCAAAACTGTTTTGTCTGATAACAAATCGCTTCAGTTTTTTAAAAAAACAATTCAAGACTTGATGAATAATAGCGAATTAGTTACTTCAGAAGATGTTGTGGCTGTTGGATATCGTAAAAATGAGTTAAAAACATTTAAAAACTTACTCAACGAAACTGGCTTTATTGATAAGTATAAAAGTGATAACAAAATAATAAAACCAGGTTACGAATCAGTATGGCAATTCTTTTTTGAGAAAAATCCTTGGATATGGGGATATGGTTTAAGTTATGTTT